TACTACCATCCACATTTACTATAACTGGTACATATGTCATTCCCATATAGGCTTGTAATGCCGCAAGTACTCCTCGTTTCATAGAGGATTCGGCAGATTCACTGCTCATTCCAGCATCGGTTAGTATCTTGCGTATCTGTATATCTGTGAGATTGGGATTATTAAGAGCGTCTTTCACACTGTACAAATCTGCAAGGCGGGTATATATATCTGCTCCCGTAAGATTCATATCTTGCATAGATACGAGTAATGCTTCTGTAGGAACTTTTCCTGAATTTAATCCCGCTGCTTTTGCTGCATACTCGGAGGCAGTTATAGCTCCTACTTCATAGAGGTCTTTGTATCCACTGATTTGCTCATCTATAGCATCATTTATTTTCTTTGTTAAATAATCTATAGTTTGATCAAGTGCACTCTTCTGGTTATTAATGGATGAAGTAAGATCTTGTAATGCTTCATTTGTGGTCTGGAGTCTATCTATATATTCTATATCTACACCAAACATACCTAAAACGCTATTTAATACGTAGATAAGACCATTTACTACGTCTATAAAACCATTACCAAAAGGAACTATAACAGAATTATATAACCACTCAAATGCCTTTCCAAGCATCTGTAATGGAGCTAAAAGCAATGCTCCTATTGCATATGCAAACACCGTTATTATTTTGTATATCCCCATGAATGGAGCCAGTATGTGTGCTACAACTGCTCCTAGTTGGGTAAGCATCTGTACAAGCGGTTTGAAAGCATTATTAGCTATGGGTTCAAGTATAGCTCTAGCACCCTCTAATAAGGTTTTGAATGGATTAAGTACAGCATCTACATTCTTTATAGATTTAGCAAATTCCATAGCAGATTGGGCCGCCATACTTAGTGGGTCGGCACCAGACATTAAACTACCTACTTGTGTACCTTCCATACCTGCTGCCATGGTGTTTCCTGCTGATATAGCGCCACTTGTGGATCCTGCTGTGGCGCGAAGTCCTTCAAAATAAGCAGCATTACCTTGGGTTTTATATTCATAGTTTTTAAGGACAACTTGTTTTGCACCCTCGGTGTTTATATCCTTTTCATATTGTAACATGATGGCATACTCATCATTCATAGCAGCCATAATAGATAAAACTTGCGCTCTTGTAGTATCAGTTGCTTTTATTTGTTCAAGATGTGTTGCTTTTCGGGCTTCATATTCATCCCAAGCGGATTCTACTGTCTTTGCTGTGGATACATTTATATCATCTATTTCAGGTAAGGTGAGTTTCGCTGCCTGTACTATAGGAGACCACCACGTACCAAGTTTGGGGAATGCTTTTTCTGCTTTCTTTGTTTTGTCTCCTAGACTTGCTAGGAAGTCTTCCCATTTTTTACGCGCCACTGCTAGATCTTCATCATACTGGGTTTGATCAAATAAGTAATGTACGCCCTTACCTTCCTCAGCAGCAGTGTCTATGGCTTTAAGGGCAGTGGTGGCAGCTTCTTTTGCCAAGTCTTCATTATAATAAGCACCCCAATCAAGCTTATTCTGATCGAATGTGTCCTGCACACTCTTTATATAATCTAATGCTCCAGCATGTCCTTTTGCTCCCGGTTCGGTATCGGTTTTATTTGGCATATAGTAATCTGCCGCTTTACCATTCAAGTTCCCTAAAAAGGAGGCTTGTATGGAGTCTGTGGATTGCCCTATTGTCGGCCCCCCCTGTCCATAGGCATTCGGATTTGCAATCCTTTTCATAGCAAGGTCATATATTTGTTTATTTGCCGCATATGTATCCCATGCTGATTGGGATATTGCTCTTTGTTGTACAGCAATTTTAACTGTAGCTTCTTCTGATAATGCATACTGTTCGGCTATGGATTTTATATCTTCCGGTTTAAGGAAGTTTGTTCCTGAATTTGCACCACGAGCTAAATCTCCAGCTAAGTTTGTTTTTCTTACATCTTCGCTGGCGACATTTTTGGCTGCTGCATTTCCTGAAATTATTTTTGATGCTATAACTACTCCAGTTACTAAGGCAGATAATCCAAGGAGTGCCATAAATACGGGGTTGGCCATTAACGCGGTAAACATATCTAGCAAGGCACTTCCCATTAACTTTATACTGACTGTTATGTCAGTAAACGCAGGTATCATTTTTAATAGATTCCCCGATGCAGAGAGAGCACCCTCCCCTATAGAGAGCAACAACGTAGGAATTCCTTTAAGTATACTATTAACTATACCTATCGCTTTTATAGCTATCCATACTTTCAAGAACGCTGTGAGTAGGGGAAGTAATTTTATGAGTATCTCCACACTCATAAATAATGCATTTGCTATTTTCTCTAAGTCTTTGGACATAGCGGCTATAAATGATTGAAAGCCTTTTTGGGATATCATTTTTGTGAGATTATCTACGAATGTCTTTAAGCTGGTCATAAGACCAGAGGTAAGTGTACCTGCGGATTGTTGTGCCATATCACTAAGCATAGATAATTTACCTGTAAGGGTAGTCATATATCCCTCTATAATACCGGCAAAACGCCCACTTCCTGTAGTCATATTTTGGAAAGCTTTTTCTACTTCTGCGAATCCTATCTTCCCTTCGCTAGCCATTTTTTGTATTGCACTTGCATCTACATTCAGAACCTTAGCCAACTCTTCATAAATGGGAATACCACGCATACCAAACTGCATAAGATCACGACTATATGCTCTACCTTGTGATTTCAGGGTACCGTATATGTAAGATATATCGTCTAGGGAATGTCCAGTAGCTATAGCTACTGATCCCAGAGTTTTCATAGTGGGAATTAAGTCTTTCGCAGCAAACCCATATGCCATTAATTGCTTACTAGAGGAGGCGGTTTCTTTGAATGTAAGGGGACTATTAACAGCAAAATCATATAAATCTTTCATCATAGTCTTGGCTTGATCAGCAGATTTCATCATAACAGAGAAGCTCATGGTGGTATTCTCTACGAACTTATTAAATTCAACACCTTCAGAAAGGACTTTAGTAGCTGTTCTAAATGCCGCAGCAAACCCTAGATACTGGTTAATCATATTAGAAAAGCCACGAGCCATAGATTTCTCCATACTGCTCATGGCTTGTTCTGATTTAGAGAATGTTTGTTCTGTTGCGTTTTGTACGTTCTTGAGTTGACTGACTACATTACCTGCACCGTCAATCCGTAACTCAAGTACCGCCTGTTCTCTTATGCTGGGCATTCTCCATCTCCTCTTGCTCTAACATCTTAGCCTCAAGTTCGATAGCGGTTATACCCTCTAATATTTCTACAGGCTCGTTCGCCCATCCATTACCATTAGGCATACCCCATAATTTAACATAGTTATATACGCCTATCATATAGATGAACACCGGATCATTAACATATTCAGAGACTTCTTTTCTACTTACCAAAACTGGCTCGTCATTTATTTTACAAGCAAGTACAAGAACGTCTTCTTTCTCTTTCCTGTACTTGTCCTTGTGCCTACCAGCTCGTAAAAGCCGATAGGCAACCCTTAGTTTTTTTCGTTCACCTTCTGGGTAAGAAGACTTTGATAGAATGTGTAGAGTTCTTCAATAAGAGGATCAAAGTCAATAGGAGTTGCAAACAACTGTTCTACAGTAGCAACTTTCTTAATTTCTCCCTCCGCAGTTTCATATGCACAATTCTTAATAGCCACAGTCATTTCAGCTATAACCTTTTTACGGTCTACTTTAATAACCATGGAAGTCAGCATATCCTGACTTCCTGTGCTTGCCTGTTTGTAATCAAACTCACGAGGAAAAAGCTTCTCTTTCATAGCAACAGTTACAGCTTTGTACGTAATCTGGATCTGCTCCCCGAGCGGAGCATCTTTGTTTCCGTCCCATTCGGGGATAAACACATCCTGAACACTTGTAGTAATTTTCTTAACCATAGGTATCTCCTTTGTTTGGTTCTAAATATTTTAGGTCGAAGCGACGTAATCGATGCAGTAGAGGATGGGGTCATTTCCTACGAAACGCATACCCGAAGACCAAGACTGAGCGTCACCAACTGATGCACCTGCAGACCATCCGAACAATTCAATCTTGCCCATGAGGTACGTGAGAGTTTCACCAACAGTGGAATCATCTTGCAGATAACCACGGAAATAAAAGTCTGACTGATCAATACCACTCAGGGTAATTGCACCAGAAAGTTTGCTATCACCAGTAGCTACACGGAGGAACTTATTGGCGATTCCACCAACTTTCTTCAACTCACTAATAAAGTTGATACCTTCGAGAGTACCTGAAGCGTCACTCTTTCCTGCACGATATTTCTTAGTGCTGTCAATAAGTACAGTTACTTCAATCTCATCCCGATTGAATTCCCACTTCCAACTGGAAGCATCAGTTACGGGTGTAAACGTGGCAAGCGCAGCAGATTCAGTTGCAGAGAACGAACCGACAATTGCTTTACCGGGGATAATGTCACCAACTGCCCAGTTACCCGGAAATACAGCAGATCCCACAGTCTTTGCAACAATCTTGTAAAATGAAGTCGGTGTCTTAACAGGTGAACCTGTAATAAGTGGTGCCGCAAAAGTAGCCTTTTCAACGGAAGCATCTGCACCAACCAATCTATCTATCGCCATAGTATCCTCCTACAAACTACTCTCATAGGAGTAGCACTCTTTCTATATTCTACGCTATACAGCGTATACGTCCAATTGTAGCACCAATTCTAACAGAAAATATCTTACTGTCAACCCATACCCTTACGGTTCTTGGTATGGCTCTGTAAACTTTACCCTTGCTTCAAACTGCCATCGGTAGATGCTACCTGTGTAAGATGCCCATCCTCGTATAGGACTACATGTTACTACAGCATCTTTAGCTCCCATCATATCCCCACGGTAGTTTTCCATAGCACGTAACGCTAATTCTATTATCTCTCTACCAGAGTACATTTGAGCTGGGGAGATATCCACAGTTAAACGCACTGTAGAAGTTTCTTCCATAGTAGTGGCTGCTATCTTCTTACGGGATCCATTTCCAGCAGGTTCTATAATAATCCAAGGCATCTTGGCTGTGCTTTCTGCTTGTATTACATATATCTTATTGAGATTACCCAGTTTTGAAACTAAAGCGGGGACAGTTATTAAATATTGTAATACGTCTCGTTCTATCATTATCTCTTCCCCCTAGTAGCATAGCTATTCATATCCACGGCGTTAGCTAGCATCTTTTTTGCATATTCTGTTATATCGTCTATACAAGGAAATACAAACGGCATTTCTTTTGTGCCCTCTGCCATTATCTTATCTCTTAGTGCATTAAAGGATGCAAAGTTCTCATGTGCATCGGGGTCTTTACCAAATTTACGACGATACCAATCTTTAAGTGACTGTACAAAGGCTTCATGTCCATCAGAACTCATATGCTTAGTAGATCCTACCTCTACATAATATGCCCAAGGTACTTGGCTTCCTATCGCTACTGTATCTTTCGTACTTGGCTTCTCTACTTCATCAGGTGGTTCTGCTTGTCCACCCATACCTGATTTTCTGTTCTGTGTAGTAAACATAATAGAATCATGAAGTCTACCCGAAGCTCCACTAGATACTTGTTCTTTCTCTCTAGCACGCATTTCTCTAACACCATACTCACCAGTACTAACTAAAACTCCCTCTACTGATGCGGGGAGCTTATCTACCATTAAATTTCTACTTATGCGCCCATCTGTTTCCCACTTAGCCATGTTAACTACCTATCAGGAATTGAGAAGATTTAAGGTTCACTACTATATGAGGCATATGATGTGGCCATTCTTCTGGTTCACCTACAACAAGCATCTGTCTACCTATGCTATTCATCAATCCATCGTTAGCAAGTATCATACCGGAGTAAGACATAGGCAAGGTTACTACATCAGAGAATTTCTCGGAGGGTTGATCATTTAGATATTCTTCTCCAGAAGATACAGGCATCCATAAACCCGATACATCAGTTATATGTGTCCATACAGCATCAGAGAAGTTATTTGGTTTTACGGCACGCCATACAGCAAAGGATTCATAGTCTTCTTCAAACATTTAGTCCTCCAGAAGTCCAGAAATCACTAGATCGTATGCAGATGTAGTTGCAGCAATGCCACTCGTAGTTACTAAGTTTTTGTATTGTAGTCCGTAGTTTGTTAAAGAGATAGAATCAGTGATAACTGAAAGTCCACCAAAGGATTCCATAAGACGCCCGTTGGCTTGGTAGGTTTTAATACCCGCCCGACCGGGGTTTACTTTGTTAAGTGTCCACATATGTGCAGCAAGAAGTGCTACTGCAAGAGCATAATTAACGCCGAAATATTTAACACTACATTGCTGAGAGGCAATAGCAAGATACGTTATATAAGAAGGATCGCTCACCATACTCACAGCAATAACTTGTAAAATATCTTCGGCGGTCATTAGTTACTCCTTTATCACACCCTCTTCAACATTCTTAATCTGTGTCTGAAGTTCTACACGGACATCCTGTCGAAGTTCTGTGGCATACCAGTTACGCAAAGTCTTCAAATCATATGTGTGTTTTACAACCTCAATGATTTTGTTTCCTTTACGATCTATGTCCGATAGTTTAGCGGGGACAAGCCGTTTTGTAGTTTCTGTTTCTTTGTCTGAGGGGATAACAAGAGTGCAATCTTTCGTTTCTGTAAGATCTCGCTTTACCCACTCTTCTTTAATACGTCCAGATGCAATAAGCCTCAATACTGAATCTGTCCTTGCAATAGCCCAAGATGCATCATCTACCTCGGTGTATCCGGGAGGCAGATCAATTGGTTCCCCAGTAATGCAGTTTTTCTCTTCTTTGATAATCGTGGGAATCCCAAGAAAGTTTCGTCCTGTGTTCTGTATAATCATAAGGTATCTCCTATTACGGGTCATGATAAAATAAAAGGGTACCCCCGTCAAGGGATACCCTTATTCTTAGCTATCTTACTTAGATTCCGTCGCCAAAGCAAGCAGATTTCGGATAGAAGAAAGTTACACCAGCAGTCTTAGCACGACACGGTACCACGAAAGCAAGTCCATCTTGGAGGGTGGCTTCTTGCTGGAACGGCATCGGCATATCAAGAACGAGATGGTCAGGATCATTGGCCCAGACTACGAAACGCTTAGTGGTGTCACCAGCATCTCCCATCGATTCCAATTCAGTAAACCATTCAACTCTCTTAATATAAGGGTTATTCTCAAGGAAGTACTTGAGAATAGACTTATCATCATAGTCAGAGAGACGTTTCTGTGTAATGATGTTATAAGACGTAAGAGGAAGAGCCAGTATGTCAGGAGTCTCAATACCCGCAGTAGCCACGATGACATAATTTACGATGCCATTAAGGTCTGCAAGAATCTGATCTGACGTTTTGGTTCCCCAATTGGTCTTAGTACCAGTACCTGTAGCAGGTACAATATACTCAGAAATATCAGGATGATTGAACAGACCATTAAGACCTGTGCTTGCTTCACCCTGAACGGCAATTTCATCCAACTTCATGTCAACCGCTTTACGAGCAGCGTTTGCACGCATACTTTCAAGGGGTTTATTTGCTTTAGCCGCTGCATGGATTTCATCCGTGTTGTAGCCATAGGAACTATGTACGGGCTTGGATTTAACCGAGACCTCAGTTCCATACACGTCTACACGCGGGAAATCAGTAGCATACTGACCACCACCCATTTTAGCCATTCCGACACGAGTGAAGGAACGATGGGTAATGGTATCAATATAGGGATCTCCATCAGTAGACCACGGAATAATATTAAGAAGTTTTGCTTCCTTGAACTTTACATCATAACTCTTGACGCGGATTTTCTCAAGCTCACGTGTGAAGAAAATCGATTCACCAGCATCCAGTTTCACATCAGACATCTGGTTCCTCCTTATTTAATCCCGCGTACTTCGAGTACCGCGAGGCCACCGGAAAGATTACTTCGGAAGTAACCGCCGATATCATAGTTGTTAGTAGCAATATTGGTAAACTTACCAATAGTACCCGTTCCGCCAATTACAGCGTAAGCCGCTTTCTTGTCAGAGACAGTAGATTCCGCAGGTACCCAAATCATACCTGTACGAAGAATATTGATCGAATCTTTATTCTTCCAACCAGAGGTACCGGCGCCGAAGTCTTTTCCACCAGTCTGGATAAATACCGCGACACCGAGGCACAAGAGGTTCGTACCGAACACAATCGTGGAGGTTGCCTGTGAAGCACCAAGAGTAACCACACAGGTTACAGTTGCAATATCTACACCAGCAGGGCCAGAGATTATGATAGCACGGTTAGTTGCACCCGCAGCGGCAGAAATACCTGCTGTAGCGAGAGTCGAGTTCGCCACGATAGCAGCGATATGAGTGGTCATAGTCGTAGCATGGTCAGTTGCAAAAGTCGTCGCAACAGACGTGCCGTTAATTACTGTAGTAATTACGTTAGATGTTACAAGGTCTGCACTGAGAGTGACAGTTACCTTATCCTTGTGCGCATTGTAGGCTTTGTTGAAAACTCCAACAGGGCCATATACCGGCGCACCAAAAGCAATATCTTCCTGAGCAATAGCGGATTCCACATCGTTATCAGCACCAATGAGGAGACCAGCAATAGCCACATCAGGAGTTCCATAAGCTGCCATGTCTTACTCCTTATCTTTGATCTTGTACTGCTCTGCTCTTTCTTTGAGCATCCTAGCACGAGCTTCACTTTCGAGATTACCATTCGCACTGTCTGAGTGGAGTTCACCACCACCCGCTGCACGAACACTTTCATCAGTCACCGCTGTGAGTACTTCTTTAGCACAGTCAAACCGTGCAGAAACATACGCAGCATCTTTACCTGTAAGATCACAAGCAGGGAATGCCTTTTTAATAACAGCAACAACAATATCTGCTTCTGCCATATCAGCTTTCACTTCTACTTCGGCTTTCTGTGCAACCGCCAAGATATCAAGACGCTTGGCTACACGAGCCTCAATCATTGCCTCATCTATACGAGCTGCCTCAAGTTCTTTCACCTTCTTATCACTTGCATCAAAACGTTCTTTAAGAGAATCACGTTCTGCTTCCACAGTAGATTTCTCTGCTACGGTAGTATCAAGCTTTACTTGAAGGGAATCTGCTCTGGTCTGTGCCTCATTAAGTTTTACAAGAACGGTTTCTTCCGCAGAATACTCGATTCCGTCAAACTTAACAGTTTTCAGGTTTTCAGCCATTACATCCTCCTTATTAGTATCTGTATTATTAGCCACTACTGTGGCATTATCCACCATTTCTGCATCAGAAGAGTCCATACGTAAGACTGCCTGATCACCTTGTCGTCCTGCAAATACTAATGCTAGATGGTCTCCACGAAGATTGGTCTGTACAGCATCGTATTCCTGTCCACACCAAATTCCTGCTTCCTGAACCATATCGCACACATATCCAACGCTCAGAGATTGCATACCTGAGTTAACGGCTTGTATACCATCCGCTCTAGTTACATGTATTACATTAGAAAGATAGACGTTATCGCCAACTGGCGCGTTGTCGGTTCTTCCTACGGACAACTCTGCTATTAAAGTAGGATCCTTAATAAGTTTACCATCGGGCGTATACTTATGTCCTATGTAAATGGGCATATTCTTAGTAGACTCTACAAAAGCTGTATCAAAAACGGCTTCTGGAGTTCGTAATTCTCTCTGAATGGTACCATCACTTCTGCGATAAGGAAAAACACCTATAGAAGTAAGAATAGCACGAGCCTCTATCGACCCGTCCTCTTTGATTACTGCTTTACTTGTAAGTGCCTCTCCTGTAGAGAGATCATATCGAACTACTTCTGCCATTTTATTTCTTGGTTCCCTTAGATGACTTTGTTTTTCCACCTTTTTTGCACGCCATAGAAAGTCCTCCTCGAATAATGTAGTTGCAATTATAACAAGTCTAATTCAGAAGTCAAGAGATACCCTTATCTGGTTTTTCGTACCTAAATTTTTCAGTTTTTACGATTTCTATAAATGTACCTTTCTCAGACAAGGTAATTTCTACACTCCCATATGGAGTCGCTTCAATGAGTCGTTTTATTTGTTCCAGTAGCTCTGGTGTACATTTCATATCATGCTTCCTTCATCTATATCTTTAAGATACCTTTCCCAACTAGGTGCCGCCAAACATCTACATGCTATGGCAAATCCCGGATGAGATGGTTCCATCTTGCCTGTTTTCTGTACCCAACTCTTTGTACTAAAGTCATAATATACCGAAGCGTTCTTCCATGAACACAACACATCTTGCATAATCCAATGTGACGGGATGGCCTTTGGAAACTTTCCAGAGGGATTCCCGCGCACGCGCTCGTCATGAGATGTCATCCAATAGTATGTTTCCATACCGATAGACTGGTACTGCGCTTTGGTTATAGCCCCATTAAGTTTTCCTATCTGATCTCTG